CATAACTACATCCACACCTGATTTTAGAACGGCGCCTAATTCAGTAATAATACTTTTTAATACTGTAGATACATTTTTAACTGAATCCACCAATCCTTTAGTAAAACCTCCTCCCGGTGCTCCTCCGCCTGGTCCTCCTCCGCCTGGCATTGATGGCATCATACCTCCACCACCTCCACCGCCTGGCGTTGGTGGTGCTCCACCTCCACCGCCTAACATCGATGTTGCCATACTGGTTACTCCACCTCCTCCTCCGCCTGATACTTTACTGAACATAGTTTGTAACCCCTTACCAAGTATACCAACTCCTTTTGTAGCAAAACTAGCCGCTACTCCACCCAATACCATAGATAACCCAGTCAATAGGTTTTCTTTTATTCCGGAAACCATTTCATTTTGAGTGGTTGCTGCCAATTGTTTATTATATGCTTCTGAACTTTTAAAAAGTTGGTCCTGTACTTGAGCAAGTTGCTGAGATTTTGCTGCTTGTTCGGCTTGTGCTTTTAAGAAATTTTTATGTCCATCTGAATTTATAAATGAATCTGCTATTTTACCTGATAATTGAGCATCCAATACAGCAGTTTGTGCGGATATTGATGCCTGTTTTGATGCTAATGTAGATTCCGCTGCTTGAGTTCTTGATAAGAAATCCTGATTACCTGCTCCAGCTTTGCCTGCCTGTAATCCACCAACTTGTGCTCCACTTTTTGTTGCTATTTTTTGTAATGAATTTAAATCCATTCCACCCAATGCTTGTGATAAAGCATCTTGTTGGAACATATCCATTGAAGCAGGGTCTAATCCTTGTGCTTTTAATGCTTCCATAGCTCCGGCTTGGTCACCACTCGCAAACTTAGCTCTAACTTCTGAAAGGTCTACGTTCTTACCCAACATAGCTGATAGTTGCATCTCTTGCTTAATACTATCTTTATAGTTCATAACCATACTCTTACCAGCCTTAGCTATATCTCCGAAACTAACACCTAATGATTGCGCGTATGCTACTTGCTTTGCTAAAGCGGGACCCGATTTAATCTGATATGATAGTGCATCTTTAGATGCATCTGCTATTTCTCTCATCAATCCACCCAATCCAATCTTAGCCTGGTCAGCCATATTTCTTAAACCTTCTGAAAGGTTCATAGCAGTTGATTCGGATACCCCATCCATTCTTTGGAACATTTCATTGATTGATGCTATATTATCAACCGATGTGCCTGTTCTTTCAGCCATAATAGCCATATCAGCACCAACTTTAGCCGATGGCATTCTACCTGTTGCGGCAGATGCTGCTTCCATTCCCGATGCTATTTTATCTGCGCTAATTCCTGCCAATGCCAATTGTGCTGCACCATACCCAACACCTCCCAATTTGTTACCAAATAATCCGGTTTTGGCTGCTCTTTCAAATTGAGCTGCTCCGCTTTGCATTTGAGCACTAAATTGAATTGCTGCTCTTTGTCCGGCAAAGGCCGCCTCATTCATAGCTTGAGCTACGTTATGTGCGGTTTGAATCCTATTATTATCAGCTTCTTCTTGTATTTTAGTGTAATTCTTTACACCTTTTACAACTTCATTATTATCGATGAATCGTGCATCCGATGCTATCTTAGCTCTTTCCGCTTCACCATCGATAGCCAATTGTGCTACTTCTTTAGTTTGTTGTATTTGCGCTTTCATTGGAGCACCAAAGTAATCCATTGCGGCTTTACCTAATGCTGCACCTAATGCAAATACAGCTGCTTTGAAAGCAAATGTATCCTTTATGTTTGTTTTTAATAGAGTGTTTAACTCACTCATAGCGGGTATTCCGGAGAAGCTACCCATAACGTTATCTAATGCGTTAAACTCTTTAGTAGTGGCTGTAACACTTTTGGCAAATTTTTCGGTTTCATCAGCCATTCCATTTAAGGTATCCAATACTTGCTGGCCATTATCACCCATTTGAGCTAAAGCAGCTACCGAAGCATCAAATTCTGCTCTTGCTCTTTCTATGGCTACCCTTGCTTCTTCCTGTTGTTTACCAGTCATAGCCGTTCTATCTGCTACACGTGCTACACTTTGTTGATAAACTTTGTAAGCATCCGTAGCTTTTTGAGCTGCTTTAGAAAGTTTAGGGTCTGCAACACTTTCGGTTAGGGTAGCTATACTTGATAAACTATTTTTTTGTCTTTCTAAATACTTTTCACCTTCTTTATATAACCCATGTTGTTTACCAACTTTATCAGCTATACTACCTAGTAAATCTTCGGTATCTTCTAAGAATTTATTATTTCCTCTGATAGCTTTAGCGCTATCCTCTATGGCTTTTTTGTTTCTTTTTTGGGAATTTATGTTTTTTTCTAATAATACGTTTTCTTTTTCTAAAAGTTCAAGTCTTTGAAATTGAGCATCATTTATCGCATTATCAAGAGCATATAATTGTTTCAGCTCAGCTCTATTAGCTTTGAGTTGTGCCTGATTTTCCTCTAAAGTTTTTTTAGATTTAGCCAATTTACTCTAATTTAAGAAACGTCAATATTGTATTTTTTTATAAAATCATCTAAGTCCGCTGTAGAATACCCCTTAGATTTCATCCATTTGTATTGCTTAGCTACATTATTATCGATAGTTTTACTTAAATCATCCCATAATGCGGCAACTTCAGGACTGGCTTTATATAATTTATTATTAAACTCATCTTCCTTACCTTTTGCTTTTGCAATAAAAAAGCTTTGTAAAAATTTGGTAAGAGCGCCTTCTTTTACTAATATTTTTTTTGACATGGATTTCCTATTATGTTTATCTATAAATATAAACAATTAATTAATTTATCTCCTTCTAACTCTACTTGATGCTTTTGATTTAGATGTAGCCGCATCCATCTCTTCTTTTTCTTTATCCTTAGCTTTGATAAGTTCTCTATAATAGAACTCTCTAAGTTTAATAGGCATATAGTAAACATCGTGCCAATTGAATCCACCATTGGCATAGTAAACCATCTGAAAAATCTTTTGATGGAGAATAACCGAATAATTACTCGGCAGGGTAAAAAAACCCAATCCCAAAGGGGATTCTTAGTGCCTCCGTCTCACCTGTTATTGGGGATGTATAATCAAATGTAAGGTCTAAATCAGGTGTAATTCTATTTACCTCTTTTCTTAATGCTTTTGAATCTCCAGCCAATAATCTATTTGAAACGAAATTACTGATGTATCCAAACTCTCTATTACCATCAACTTCTACAATCATTCTTCTATATCTTGTAGTAATTTCGTTTGATGTTTTTAAAGTTTTTTGTGATGCTTCAATATCTTTGTTAATTGCAATTTCATCTCCATGTGTCAGCAACTTAAATTTAATAGATGTTTTTGAATTAGGTAACACAAAACTATATTCGTTTTGTCTATTCAATAAAGATTCATCTATTTCTTTTACTTTTATTGTAGTTAAATCGATTGTAACTTCAGTTTCTTCTGAATCAAATGGGTCAACTATTTTAGTAATATACTCTGGTCCAAATGCTAATATACGAGATGTAATCAAAATAGCATTTTTATCACCAATTACCAAATCATTTACATTAACTCCCGGCTCTACTACAATTGATTCCAATAATTTATCCAATTGAATTCCTTTCTTAATCAAATTTGTAGATGTAAGGATATCTTCTTCCTTAGCAGTCATTAATTTAATTGTAATTTCTCCTTTAGATAGTGGAGATGATTCAGGGTAAACCAATCCTTTAGATGGTAAAGTAATAACTTCAGTTGGAAAAGGAAACGATTTTGCTTGCGGTTGTGCAGTTGGTTGATTTCCTAATCCTCGTGTAACTTGTTGTTCTACGTTTTGTTGTTCCATAATAATAACTAAATTGTTGTTTATATATAAGTATATATAAAATAAATTTTTGTCAAATAAAAAGGGGTAGAAAATCTACCCCCTTTTAAAAAATCACTATTTTAAATTTTACAATTAGAGATTAGTACTCAAGAATTGCGTAATCATAGCTTAAAGTTAATTCTATCGATAATGGGTCATTTGAAGCCCAATCTAATTCACCAAAGTTTGCCGAAGAAATAAATGCTCCTTTTAAAGTCCATTGTTCTACTTTATCACCTACTGGTCCTAATAGATAGAATGTAATATCCTTCTTATAGAAAGCTGCGTATCCATCTCTACCTGTTAATGATTCGTGTGATTGTCTAACCCACTCCATAACTTGCTGTGCACCTGATGGTACAATTGGGTCATAAAGAGTGATATTCACATCATCCCAAGTGGATTTACCCTTAATCTTTCTTTTAATGTTGATATGGTCTAATTCAACTACTTCCGAAGTGAAAGTTGGTCTACTAGCCGTTTTTATCATATATGATTCTATACCGTCGATTTCCATTATAAATCTGTTACCTAACTTTGGTTCAAAGTTGGTATAGAACATTTTATCAAACTCTAATACTTCTGGCATCTTTTTTTAATTTAATTTGTTTTCTTTATATAAATATCTACTTTTTAAATTATCCACCAAAACTTGCTCCAGTTGGTAAGATGTTGAAATCAATTTGAA